TATTGAAAACACTATGGCTTTCGATATGAAGCTGGTTGCTGCTGATTGTGGCTACTTCTTCAGTTCAACTGTAAGCTAACCTAGATTGGGGTTGGAAAGCTAATTAGTGGACCACCCCCAGTTTCAATCAAATGGGGAGAGAATAATGAAAGGCAATTTTGGTGAATACGGCGGAATCGTAATTCGCACATTTTCAGGTGATGGTAAAAAATGGATTGCTGGTACAATTTTAAAACCCGAAGATGTTTTGATTTGGCCCGAAGCTAATCGTAGGGCGTTACATGCTGATGGTAAAGTTGATTGGTATGGCCCTCCGGTTCAAGAAGAGCAAAAAGCTCGTGAATCAGGTTCCCCTGCCCCTAAAAGGGGTGTGGTGGGTGCTGAAAAGAAAGCACCGGCAGCTCGAAGAGTTCGCCAGTAACCAATAAAGGAGTAAGACAATGGGCACTATCCCTAAGAAAACTGGTTTTGGTAGTCGTAAGCGTACAACTGATGTATTCCCAAGTCTTGTTGTTGGTGGCCACGTTATGCCAACTTTGTTGACTTTTACTTTTGCACAAAACGCAACTCAGTACGGAACTGAATGTGAAATTTCAGTTTGTAACAAAGATGGTCAAGTTATTCCGGGCATTCACATGGTTGATGTTTATTTGACTGATAGTGTAACCGGCGAAGGTGTAACTGCTGTTGATCCGACTGGTGCTGTATCAGCAAAAACAGCTTCAGGTGTAATTCTTTATACTGCAACTGCAAAGAAAGTATTTAAAGTTGTAACCCTCGCAACAGGTAAGTTCACTCTTCAAATTATTGACGATGTAACCCCCATTTTGTTGTATGTGGCTGGTGCTATTCCGGGAATGGGTAAAATCCAAGTATCCCGTAAAACCGTTGCTGGTGATTATAAGCCGTAATCGATTGAGTGGGTGAGATAACTTCAAACCCACTTAACTTAAAAGGACAATTCGATGGCTTGGACATATTCAGGAAATCCCGCATCAAGTTCAAAAGATTCCGTTCGTTTTCTGGTAGCAGATACGAATGTTGATGATGCTTTTGTGTCAGATGAAGAGATAAATTGGTGTTTGTCTCAAACCTTTTCAAATATATATCAAGCCGCATCTTTAGTTGCCCGTTCGTTATCTGCAAAGTTTTCAACTTTGTCAGACGAAACGATTGGACCATTACAGTTCAAATATGCTGAACGTGCAAAAAATTATGAAAAGATTGCTCAACGCTTTGAAAAGTCGTCCTACAGCACAACCTCATTGAGTGGTATATATTGTGGTGGTATTGATGTAGCAGAAAAAGCATCAAACTCTACTGATACAAGTTTAGTTCAACCTGAGTTCAAAAAAGGTATGACTGACTATGTTATCGATATTTCAGAAGATACTAATTTATGAGTTTCTACGATAACGTATCTAAGAGGGCCGCTAGAGCAATTAAAAAGCGTGGGGCTAGTATGATCCTTCGTAGAACTATTCAAGGGGCTATAGATGCTAATACGGGGCTTACAGCAGTATCTACGACAGCCGATTATCCTTGTTATGGTATAATTCAGTATTTTGATACAAAAGCTTCAGCCTTAATGTATGGTACTTCTACTCTCAAAGATAGTTTGATCAAAAAAGAAGACCAGATGATTTTGCTGCAATCTGACGGTTTATCTGTAGTGCCAAATGAAGTTACTGATGTTTTAATTCACGGCACTACAAACTATACCATTGTAAATATACTGACATTACAACCGGGGGGCGAAGCAATTTTATATAATGTTCATGTTAGGAAGTAGTTATGGGACTACTCAATATTGCAGCATTTCAAGCCGATTTGTTACGTTTTGCCCATGAAGAAGTACCTCAAACTTTAATGAGGCGACAAATTGAAATTTCTCTTTATTTGTTGAATAAGCTACAAAGTAGAACGCCAGTCGATACCGGATTTGCAGTAAGTAACTGGCGTATGAATGTTGATAGCATACCTTCTGGAACAATAGGTACATATCAAAAGGCTTTAGCTAGGAAGATGAAGCACAATATTGCAAGTACCGCAAAAGATAGAGCTTTGGGTGCAATAACACCAATAAAAGCAAAAATACTTTCAGCACCAACAGTTGTCCACGACAGAAGTAAGTTTCAACCATTACAAGGCAGAACAAGAGATAAGCTGATTGAAACGGCATTTGAACGTGGTCAAAACTATAATATGACTCAATGGAAAAAGATAGGTCATGTAATTTATGTTTTCAACAATGTTAAATATATGAAATCTCTTGCCGATGGTCATAGTACTAAAGCACCAAAAGGTTGGATACCAATGGCAATAGCAGAAACTAAAGCGTGGATGAAATCAAAAGGGTGGTAAAATGAGTTCAGCAACAATAAATACAGAGTTGAGAACTCGTTATAATACTTGGTCTGATAAACCGTCTACAGAATTTCCTAATGAATTATTTTCACCACCAAATCCAGTAGCGTTTTGGACAAGATTCACAGTATTGCTTGGTGAAGAATTGAGAATGGATATAGGTGTAGGTACAACCGGAGCTACTTATAGAATACCCGGAGTTTTAATTGTTCAACTGTTTTATCCTCAAAATCAAGGTAACGGTGCTGTTCTTTTAAAGGCAGATTCATTAGCAAATTTATTTCGTAATTGGTGTGGAGCAACGATTACTTGCGAGGCTGCAACAGTAGAAGAGATTGGGATTTCAGAAGGTTATTTTCAAGTAAATGTAACCATACCGTTTCGTCAAGATAGCATTCATTGAAAGGAGTAATTATGGATAAGGACATCGAGGATGTTAAAATAGAGCGTGAAGTTAAACTTGTGTTTATTTCTGATGGTAAATACAAGTATGTTTATGTTGATACCGGCGAAGATGTTAAATAAAATAAAAGGAGTATAATTTATGCCAACTACAGGTTATCAAGCGGCGATTGATAGTAACGATCTTCAAATGTCATACGTCCCGGAAGCCACTTGGGGTACTACACCTACAAGCCCGGCATTCAAGAAGATTCGTTTAGATTCTGAAGGTTTTAGTGGTACAAAAAGCCGTACTCGACCTAATGAAATTGATCCGTCAGGACAAGCATCAGCAGCTATCACAACTAAAGAAGAGTCAACAGGTTCTTTGAACTTCTCGGTTTCAGCAGGTACACATAACGATCTGGTCGCAGCATCATTGGCAAGTGCATTCGCAACAGCAGTTAGTTATTCTGGTAGTGATGTTGCTATCTCTGTTGCAAGTGGTAAAACGTGTACGTTGACTGCAACTGCTGGTAACTTCACTACAACCAATCTTTTAATTAAAGGTCAATTCATCAAGCTGTATGCTGCCAGCAGTGCTACTCAGTGTGGTATCGCTCGTATTCTGACTGTAGCTGCCGCACAGTTGACTTTGGATTGTTGTTCTTGGACACCAGCCGTAACCGCAGCGGGTGCTATGGGTGCATGTACTATTAAAGGTTCTGTTGTTCGTAACGGTACTACATTCAACAGCTTTACGATGGAAAAGAAATTGTCAATAGCATTGTTTTTGAGATATGCAGGTTCGTTTCCTAATGGCGGTACTCTTGAAGTAGGTACAGGTGATTATCTAAAAGGAACTTTGAGCTTTTTGAATAAAGCTCAAGAATCAGCAACATCAGCTATTGCTAGTGCTACTTACACCGAGGCTCCTACAGGATTGGTTGTCGATTCTATCAGAGGCATCGGAACTGTTTGGAGGGGTGTGGATACTGGAACAACTCCGGGAGTTCCTGCTCCGATTGACGCAGTTACGCAAAAGATTTCCGTCAAATGGGATAAGGAGGGTGCCGCTGCACAATATGGTATCGGTTCTGCCGCAGCTTTGGGTATTCGCCCCGGTAAAATGTTGGCCACAGGTTCGCTTTCAACTTATTTCAAAGACTTTGCTCTTTATACTCAGTTCGTCAATGAACAAGCTGGTCCAATCAGTTTCTATGCTCTTGACGGTTTGTCTACAGCAGCAGCGACTAAAGGTTATGTTATCACTTTTTGCAATGCAACTATTATGAACCCTAAAATTGTTGCAGGTGGTCCGGGACAAGATCTGATGGCCGAGTTTGAGATTGAAGGCAATCCTGATATTTCTTCAACTGCAATTTTTGGTGGTAAGAGCATACAGATTGATTATTTTGCATAATTTGTAAATTAGAGAGGGGTTTTCTAGCTCCTCTCTAAGCTCTTTTCTATTTTAACTAATAGTAAGAGTTAGGGTTGGTAATAAAAACGTCTTACGCAGATTAACAGACAGCTTAATTTTCATTTCTAAACACCCTATTCGGGTGAAATTCAAAAAGGGAGAAATAAATTATGTCAACCAATCCGTTTGAGCTTTTTCAAGTAGACCTCCAAAAAGAAAATGAAGATGGTATTTGGGTAGAATATCCTGTGCCAAATCGTCCCGATCGTGGATTTAAAATTCGTTTTGTTCATTCTGGTGAAACGAATATTTCTTATCGTGATGCGCTTCGTGCAAGATTGAAGCCTCTCAATTATCGTATTCAACAAGATATGCTTTCCGATGAAGAATTTGAAGATATTCAAAAGAAGGTGTTTGCTGATAAGATTGTTAAAGGTTGGGAATCAAAAAATGAACAGGATCGTTATGTAGAAGGTATTTATGGTTCTGATTTTGAAATCGTCGAATTTAATAAAACTAACGTTTACGATGTGTTTGTAAAGGCACCTCGTTTGTTTAAGGATATAAAGCGTCAAGCTGATTCTTTCGCTACATTTAAAAATATTGAAATTGAGGTGGATTTAAAAAACTAACAGATTTGTTAAAGTGGCAAAACCAATGGGGTAGTCAACAAAAGTTTTTATTATATTTGGCCTCTTCTGGTGAAGATGTACCGGCATTAAAGAGTAAGCCCACTTTAACAATTTGGCAATTTCAATTTTGGGCAGCCTTTACAATTTTATCTGATAGCAGAAATTATACATCCGCAGGTATTGCCCCAATACCGTTGACAGAAATGCAGGCTTATTTTTCAATATACAACATTATTGATGCAGAATTAAGAGAGTTACATTTAACATTTATACGTGCTCTTGATGAAGTGTTTTTAGAACACAGCAATAAAAAGAGTTGAGGTAATAAATTATGTCAGATGCCAACTTACAAGTAGGAATAGACGGTAGAGGTGCCCAATCGGGTGCTTCTACCGTTGTTCGTTCTTTAAACGACATAATCAATGCTGCAAATTCTGTTAATTCAAAATTAAAATCTGTTGAAAGCAATTTAGCAAAACTTGGAGTTTCAAATTCAGGTTTAAGTCAAGCAAAACAAAAAATAAATGAACTTAATGCTAGTAGTAATAATTTTCATAAGTTACTGACAAGTATTGAAGATCGTTTTATTCGTATCAGTGCCACAGCTTTAGGTTTATGGGTTGTTAAGCAGATTTTTGATGCCTTAGTTACACCATTAAGATCTTCAGTTCAATACTTAGCACAAATTGAAATCGCATCGTTGGGTATAGCGTCATCGTTGATGGTTACTGGTAATTATGTTGATCAAATCAGCGGTAAAGTAATTAAAGGTCAACAAGCTCTAAAATTAGCGCAACAAGAATCAAAAGATATAATTGATCAATTAAAAGTTGCCAATATTAATACTATTGCAACTCTTGACGAATTAATAGTTGCTTATCAAACTGCATTACCTATAGCAATGGCCAGAGGTTTTGATAAAAAACAAGTTTTAGATTTTACATTAGCAATGGTTCAAGCTGCGGGTGCTATTGGTTTACCATTTAACCAAATGTCTGAAGAAATACGATCATTACTAACTGAAGGTGCTATCAATCCTAGAAATTCAAGAATTGCAACTGTATTAGGATTGAGAAATGAAGATTTACTCGAATATAAAAATAACGCACAAGGTCTTTTTAATTTCTTAATGAGCAAACTTGAAGGTTTTACTGTAGCCGGTCAACAATCTCAAAATACCATGAAAGGTATTTGGTCAAACATCATCGATGTTGCAAAACAGTTGGGTGGTACGGCCTTTGAGGGTGTTTTTACAGGATTAAAAACACAATTAAAATCATTATTAGATGATATAGTTACATTTGATTCTGTAGCTAAAACGGCTAATTGGAATAAAGATTGGGTTGAGGGTGCCAAAAACTTAAACGAATGGTTAACAACCACATTTCACACTTTGGTGTCAGTATCAAAAAGTATAATTGAACATCGAGATTTGATTTTAACTTTAGTTAAAGCTTACATAGCATATCAAGTTGTAACGCTATCGAGTGTCGCAATAACAAAGTTGTGGACGGCGTTGCATTTTCAAGAAATAGGATCAATAGTTGCTAAAGAGTTGGCGTTAATTAAACTGGGTGTTACAAAACAAAGTATAATGACTTTGGAACAACATCAGTTGGTGATGAATGATAAATTAAATTTATCTACAGGTCGTTCTTTAACAATAAAAGCTGAAAGGGTTGCAGTATCTAAGGCCGAAGTTATAGCGATAAATCAAGGTATTCAAGCAAAAATAAAAGAGCAGGAACAAACAATCCAAGATATTCAAGTGACTCGTTGGGAAATTGGTTTAGAACAGGATTTAATAGCATCGAAAATATCTCAGCAAAGAGCCAATGCTGAATTATTGGTTCAAGAAAGATTATTAGCTGAATCTAGGGTAGCTTCAGCATCAGCTTATTCTATAAGTTCAGTAGAAACCAATGGTGTAGCGTGGAGTAAAGACGCATTAGCTATAGAAAAAACAGAACGAGATTTACTTGCAGCGGCAGTAGCTAGAGAAACCGAAGCTAAAATGGCATTAGCTTCAACTATGATCAGACTGAATGGTTTGGAAGCTGGAGAAGTTTCTTTAAAAGCAAGTCAGATTGCTACTCAACAGGCGTTGTTGAAGTCAAAAGTAGAAGCTATTGAAATGGATAATGCGGCTACTATAGCCACAGATCGTTATAATGCAGCATTAGCTGCAAATGACCAAGCTCTATTGGCTGTAACTAAGGCACAAGTGACTAAAGTTCAGACCGATTGGGTTTATATGTCAGACGCACAAAAGAAAATAGCTTTTGAAATAGCTGAAACTGAAGCTATCGCAGCAAATACGGCTGGTAAATATGCAAGTTCAGCAGCCAACCGAATATTAACCACATCGTCAAAACTTTTAAACGGTGCATTCATGTTAATTGGTGGAACTATAGGATTGACGATAATTGCTATAGGTTCAATGATTTATGCAATCAAACAATTGGCAGAAGAAGAAGAGAAATACAGAAGTGGTTGGGAAAAAACAAAATCGACATCTATGTTAAGTCAATATACGGAACGTAACGATGAAGCTAAGAAACGATTAAAAGAAGCACAAGATAGGAATACAAAAGAAACTGATCCTAAAAGATTTGCTGTAACTCAGGAACAGGAACGTCAAAATAAAATAAAAGCCGATGAGAACAGCCTGATTAAAGAAAAAATTGAGCTTGAAAAAACTTTAATTTCTATGGAGTCAGGTGAATCTACTAAACAAAATAAATGGATACCTGCGTTTGAAAAAGATATTATTCGTCAGAAAAATAAAATTCATTACAAGCAACTTGAAATAGAACTTATTCGTAAATTATCTGATGAAACAGCAAAAGTTGATAAGGAAGCAGAGGCTCTAACAAAATACGAAGTTGATAAACATAAAAATAAACCTGATGCTGAATCAGAAAAAGTTATGGATCGTCTTATCAATGGTTATGAACATTGGCAACAAATAGCTATTCGCACTGGAAAAGTTGAAGATGAACTCGGAGCTAAAATACTCGAACATCAAAACGCAATGGATAACTTATTGAAAGACACTGCAAAAGCCAAAGGACCACAAGCTGATAATATAAGAAGATCTATAAAATCATTGTTAGATGAAACCGTAGCTATTGAAATTAATCTTGATTGGAAAAAGCAACGCTTTGATGTTTTGGATCAAATGCAAGAAAAGGAAAAAACCAACAACTCAGATGTTTTGAGAAGTTCTCAACTTCTTCATGCTAAAGGTATAATTGACGATCAGCAATATCTTAATGCTCAATTATTAGCAAAACAGACTGAACTAGATATTCAAAAGAAGTACCTTGATCAAAAACTTCAAGTTATGCGAGATTTAAATATCAATACAAAAGATAAAGCCGATTTGCTTCTAGACTTGGAAAAGAATAAAAACTCACAACTGGCTAATCTCGATGCTGCTGAACTTGCAAGAATATCTGATACGAATAAAAAGAAGTCGATTGAACGTCAAAAAGATTTAGACGATTTTAAAAGGAAATCAGAACTATATGTTTCAGAGTTATCCTTACAAGTAGCCAAAGGTGATATTTCATCTTCAGATGCTTCTAAACTTGGAATGTCAAATGAATTATCGGTATTAAATAAACAAATGGTTTCACTTGAAGATAAAGGTTTTAATGATATTTTATCAGTCAGCGAACTTCAACAAGTTATTCAAGAACTTGAAAATATTGATAACCAAATAGCAATAGTTCAAAATAAAATAAAAGCATATTCTGCTGATCAAAGTTGGACCGAGGGTATAAAACGAGGACTTCAATCGTATACTGAAGATGCCATAAATATGGGTAAGCAATTAGAAAGCACTGTCACCAATGCTTTTAAATCTATGGAAGACGCCTTGACTAATTTTGTTACCACCGGCAAAATGAATTTTAGTGATTTAGCTAATTCAATTATAAGTGATATGATTAGAATGAGTGTCAGAGCTGGTATTACGGGACCATTAGGTGTTGCCTTTTCAAGTTTACTTGCTCAAGCTGATGGTGGGGTTTGGCAAAACGGAATACAAAAATTTGCTACTGGTGCCATAGTAAATTCACCTACAATATTTCCTATGGCAAATGGACTTGGTTTAATGGGTGAAGCTGGACCAGAAGCAATCATGCCCTTGACTCGGACCTCTTCGGGTAAACTTGGAGTAGAGGCTACAGGAACAAATCAATCTGAATTGAATGTTGAAGTCAATGTAATCAATCAAGGAAGTCAACAACAAGATGCCAAAGTATCAAACACTACGTTTGATGGTAAAAAATATGTAATAGATGTGATATTGCAAGATGTATCAAGCGGTGGCCCATTAAGGGGTTTAATATCTGGTGGTAGAGGGGCGTACTAAATGGATTTTCCAACATTATCAAAAGTGCCTACCTATCCCTTAAATGAAACAAGAGAAAATAATAAAATAAGTGCTTCTATGGAAGCAGGTTATAAAGTATCTCGTCCAAGATTTACTAGAACAAGACGTACATTTATTGTAACTTATGAAGGTTTAACTTCAACGGATAAGGATACGCTTGATGATTTTTATGAAGATGATTGCAACGGTGGTGTTTCTTTATTTAATTGGACGCATCCTGAATCTTCAGTAGTTTATCCCGTAGTATTTGCAAAACAGATAGCTTACTCCATAACCTCTTTAAATTATTATAAAGCTACTTTAGAATTGGAGGAGCCATGAAACTCGATTTTAATCTTACTCCCCATTTTACTTATCGTGAAATGACCAAGAGTTATACTGCATCGAGACTTGGTTTATCTAATGAATGCCCTGATGAATTGATACCAAACATGTTGAATGTTGCAGAACATGGGGAAATAATTCGTGCCTATTTTAAAAAACCAATAAGTGTCCATTCGTGCTTTCGTTCTGAAGAAGTAAATAAAGCGGTTGGTGGATCAAAAACATCAGCTCATAAAAATGCAGCAGCTATGGATTGCACAATAAATGGTATTTCGGTGTATGATCTATGCAAATGGTGTTCTGAAAATATAAATGATTTTGATCAGATTATTTATGAATTTGGTGAAACAGGTTGGATGCACATTGGTTTTTATAGCGCATCTCCTAGAAAACAACTCCTTACCGCAATAAAGCGTAATGGTAAGACTGTCTATCTTTCAGGTTTAATTAAAGGGTGATAAACATGGAAAGAGTAATAATTAGTGGTGGATTATTATCATTAATACTACCTGAACTTATTTTATATTTTCAAATCATTATTGTTATTTTATTACTGATCTTATGTGTTCAATTTTGGCAGGTTTATCAACGCTGCATTGATCGTAGAAAACGATTGCTATTGTTTAAGTCTCGAAAGGAGGTACCTGCCGATGGAGATAACTGTCGGGGNGTCTGAAATTATAGGTGGGATTGTATCAATTATATGCTTGATACTAAGTGTCAGTGCAAAGAGATTGATAGAAGGTTATGATAAATCATTTGAAAAACTTGAAAGTTACATTGACGAAGAGTGCAAAGAAAAAGAATTGATGATTGAAAATATAAAAAAGGATGTAGAAAAACATAGTCGTTGTTTAGCTGTTATATGTGCGGATCATAAAAGAAATCATGGTGAAGAGGTTAATTGTCATTTATGAAAGCTAAAGTTTGTAAGAATTGTAGAAAGAGAAATGAAAATAACGGTTTATGTTCTGTACATACTAAAGTAGTTTCTCCCTGGAATGATTGGTGTGATTGGCGTAAAAATGAATCTGTTGAATTGAAAGAGAGAATGTTCAAATGAAAATTACAAGCATGTTTAAAGATGACGTGACAAAAGATTGGTCTTTAATCAGAGTCAGTGTTGCGTTAATACTTTTGTGTAATCTGTGCAATTCAATCTATTTTTTAATAATGAAACAAGCGTCTTATGATATTCCTTCAAATTGGGTTGCGCTTATCAGTACGTTATATTTGATGAGCAAAGGAGCAAGTACTGCTATAACTACTTTAGGTTCAAAGATTGAGAAATAAATGATGAGTGGATTATTTATCATATTGAATACTGTAGATTCATTTTTGAGTCTTAAAGTTGTTCGTTGGGTCATGTTCTCGCTCATTGTCGTACTCATAGCGACAGTTTTAATAGTTAAAGCACGTCTTACTATATGTACGCTACAAAAAAACGCTTTAGAAGGCTCAGTAGCTAAATTAAATGCTAATTTGGAAGTGCAAAATGAAGCTATTAAAAAAGCTAATCAAAGGTATATCGAACTTGAAGCAAGAACTTTTAGAGTTAAAGGCGAGGTTGTTGCATTGGAGAAACAGTTGGATAAGAGAAACCAAGAAGTTCGGGACTTGGTTTTAGTTGGCAGTTGTGAAGATATGGTACAGCAAGTTATTGATGAGGTTAGAAAATGAAATGTGTCGTCATGCTCCTGTTCCTAACTGTTTTGCTTGTTGGTTGTCAAACCAAGTATGCGTATATACCTGTTATTGGTTGTCCGACACCAACAGAAATAAAAATGCCAATACTTCAAGTAAATGACTTAATAAAAAACCCAGAAACAAAAGATGCTCTTAAAGCT